GGGGTTTAGCTTATACCAACGCTGCGATAGATACACCAGCTTCAGGACGGTAAGTCTCGAGGCCGTACAGTGTGTCAGCAGTCATCAGGTCAGCAAGGTGCTGTTGGATGTACTGAGTCTGAGTACGAACACCCAGCTGCTCAGCGAATACCAATGCATCTTTGTGCATTAACAAACAGTTCTTCTCACCAGCGTTTCCAGTCAGGTTAGTAGAAACGTACAAGTCAACACCGTACAGGCTGCCGATCTTACCGTTGACTACTGGCTGACCAGTTACGAAGTCGCTAGAGATGTAGTTAGATACACCCAGCATATCGCGCTTAACAGCAGGTGGGATGACCATAACTCGGCCTTCTCCGGGTACGTCGTTGTCGTCGAGGATCTGGATAGCTTCACGGAAGCCGATGTCGTTGAACGCAGTCGTAGTAGCACCAGCTTCGTCAGCGATTCCGCCAGAAACGAAAGACTTCTTAGCAGTGAAACCAGAGTTGGCTTCAGCGATAAGAGCAGAGTCAACCTGAGTAGCAAGAGCGTAACCAGCGTCAGTCGTGTAGAAAGAACGGAGGCTGTTAAGAGCTTGTACGTCAGTGATGTCTTCGATCAGACGTGAGTACTCGAAGTGCTGGTCGATGGTGATGACCAACTCGCCAGTGGTGCCAGCGATAAGAGTTACTTCAGTCTCTGCAACTTTAGCAGATGCTGAGCCACGATCGGGCTTAGGTACACGGATGGTGTCACCCTTCTTGCCAACCATAGACATAGCGCGAACGAGAGGCTTAACAACGAGAGACTTCTCGTAGCTAGCAATGATCTCGTCACTCCAGATCTCTGGGATGAAAGTAGCTGCAGTAGTGTTTGTTACGTGGTTAGTTCCAAGTGCCATGGTGATATTCCTTTAAGGTTTATTTAACCCTCCCCTCTGAGTATGCTTTCATAATCTCTGGTTGCATAGCTTCATAACGTTTCGGGTCACGGTTCATTAGTTCAATAATGTCACGGCGTCTGTACACCTTACGAGTCGTCTGACCTTCAGGGTTAGAGCGTGACGTGCCAGTTGAGGCCCGTTTGATCTCGGCCTTCTTTGCGACCTTCTCAACTGCTGCTTGACTCTTGACGACGCCCTGCGTGTCTTTGTAGAGTGTCAACAGTTCATCTGCTGCTGCGAAATCATAGTTAGCATCCGCTTGAGCAAATAGGTTCTGACGGAACTGGCTGCCCTTAACCCAAGTCTGGAACGACTCGGAGCTTAGGACTTCCTTCATATCAGAGTGTTTAGCTTGAATAGCGACGAGTGCCTTCTCCTTCTGAGCAGCTACAGTAGCTTCCTGCATTTGTCTCAGTACGGGGTTGTTGGCGATCGCTGCATTCACTGCTGCTTTCGGATCAGCAAAGAAGTCAACATCTTCGACCTCTGTTACTTCCGGTGTTGGAGCCTGCTGCGCGGCCATGCTGTTCTTAACCATCTCATCGAAGGCTTGCCGTAGCTCACCTACTTCAGACGACAGTTGACCTAAACGCTTTTCCAACTCTTGGTGCATTCGTGCAATGTCGGATGCAGACTTACCTTGGTACTTATCGGGGAGGACATCCTCTTCTGGCTCTTCTACAGCTTCGGACTCCACAGGGGACTCATCAGGAGCTACCTGACTTTCTTCTGGGGTCTCTTCTACCATATCGTCCATAGTAAGGTTGTTTGTCTCTGCGATTACTTCACCATCGGTATCTATCAATGTAGCCATTATTAAACTCCGGCCCTTAAAGGGTTATCAGATATAGGGGGTAAGGGGTCTAGGGTATACTAGGTTATCCCTTCTGTGCTCTCCGTACGTGGTCACGTTCCCACTTGATAGCAGCACCGGGGAAGTCCCCTGATGTACCTTCAAGTGTGAAGTGGCCCGGAGACACTATGGTTTTAGCAGGAGCAGAACAGGCTCCACACCGGAAATCATCTTCCGCTCTGCCAAACACCTCAGTGATTTCGTTACACTTAGTGCAGCGTACGTCATAGATCCGACGCATCATCCACCTCCTCGTTGGAAGCTTCAGCTGCTGCAACAGCGTTCTCGTAGCATAACAGCTGCGACAGGATCTCGAAACGGCCCTTGGCCTTCCAGAACTCCTTCTCGTCTTCACAGTTCGCTACGTGTATTTGATTGATCGCAACCTCAAGCTCGGCTTTAAAGTTAGCCCAGCCAGTAGTCAAGAACAAGTCCCGCGCATCTTCAAAGAAC